GAATAATTCCTATAAAATAGTAGAGTAATATGATGGTTACTCTACTATTTATGGAATTTCAAATATTAGATTGGCTATAGGGTTTAGCTATCAGAGCCAGGTGCCATCTCCACTAAACTCGAATGAGAAAGTGCCTTCTTTTGTTGATATTTTACCGTCCCCAGTATATCCAGAATTTGACAAAACAAATGTTGAACCATTTGCTAATTGAATAGTAATAGTTACATTTGTTGCGATAACTAATTCATCATAATCGATTCCTGGAGTTGTAGTAATCTCTCCAGATACCTTGCTATAATCAGGAATTTCTGAATATGTGCTTGTTCCGTCACTTGATTTTTGGTATTCTCTTTTTACTCCACCGGTGTAAGTAATATCGAAATTACCATCGTTTGATTGACTGAAGTTTTTCCCATTGACTTTTATATGGGCTACACCTCTAACTAATTTTGCCATGTGATTATGCTCCTACACTGAGACGGAATTCTGTTTTCACAGCTATGACTCTAAGATTATTTACCAAATATGGGGCAAATAATACGTTAACTTTATTTGGGTCGTTTCCGTCAAGTTCTACAAATGATTTCTCTTTGAATTTCTTCATTTCTTGAACTATTCCGTCTCGCTCCCATGCATCATACATACTTACTAACTCAGCAAAAATATCTTTTGGGGTTACTATTGACTGTCCAAAACCAAACTTAGTGCCATCGTTAGCTAATTTCATTCTTGGAAATTTTTGCGTGAAATTATATGTAATTGATTTCTGCAAATAAGCCAAAGTAGTCATAGTTTCGACATCTAAATAACTTGGGTCCTGCTGGTCGTAATCATTCTTTTGGTATGTAGTAATACTTCTTTCGATTTGAACTGCATTTACATTATGACGAAGCGTTGCTATTCCATTCCAAAGCAAAGTATTGCGAGTAGTCGCAGTAAATCTATCTGCTTCGCGTGGAGCAATAATTCCGTTCAAAGGTAAAGTTTGTAATGTGCGCGCTGGGTCGATACTCAATGAATTAGATACTTGACCAAGAATAGCGCCAACCACATCAGTTACTGAATTAGGCACACCTGTTTCATATCCAAACAATGAATGATGTTGGTCATTAATTGCATTACCTAAAGTAACCAGAGCTGAAGAGGTTTCTGCTTTAGCACTCCAAACGTGTCCATACATCGCCTTTAGTGGAGACCAACGTCCAGTTTCATCATTCATAAATTCAGTGAATGCAGCAATACTTGATGTGTCACTATAGACATGACCGTAATACATGAAATCTTGGTCACCTAACAGCGATAATTTTGAGCTAATCGTTGGGTCAGTCGCTCCACCTGATGCGGAACTGATAACAACAGTAACTCCGTCTGGAGTAACTTCATTTGCTAACTTGCCACGGAAATTAAGAATCACTGGAATTGAGTTACCAATAGTTCCTTTATTCTTTGCAGTTAGAGTAACTACACCTAACGCAGAAGTAGCAGTAAAAGGAACATCCTTAGCTGCGGTAATTGCGGCGGCTGTCGCAGATGCGATTGAAGTTGGGGAATCCCCACTTACTACAGGAACTTTGACTAAGTCACCTGCAATATAAAGGCTGATTGAACCTGAACCTGTTGCTGAACCTGTGTAAGTAATAGTGCGTGTTGCTGCAGTACCGCCACTTACGTCATTTAGGGGAAGTACCCATAATTCAGAGAAGTCGTTATTACGTCTGAAATAATCAACCATTCTAGCCAACATTGACCCAGTACCAAATAGCGATTTGGCTTGGTCAACGCTTTGAATAAGAACCGGTTGTTCGGTTATCGCCGTCACGGATTGACCAATTAGTATTGCACGAGAGTTTTGAACGAAGTATCCTGCTTTTTCGTTTGAAACCTCACCGAATACTAGCGGGATACGCAAGTTTGATGAAATAGTGTTAAATGAGATTGCCATTAGTTGTTCTCCGTTTGGCTTAATTGTTTGTCTTTCTTGACTGGTTTCTCAACATATTCAACTAAATCACCTTCAGCCAATATTCTTTGATAATACATCTGCATATCCAGAGATAATGTCTCTAGGTCAATAACTGCATCGTCTTCATGAAATTGGTTTCGTTGGGGGTCAAATACTTTAGTAACTAGTCCGTCCTTTATCTTGTAAACGTTCGGTGTGAGTTTCATTTGCTATTCCAAGTTGTAATCAGAAGTCATTTCTATTCTTCCATCAGGGCCAAGTTTTTCACCAGGAGGTAGTAGATTCGGGTCAGCACATGGATAAATGACATCCGTGTCGACATGCATCCGTTCTAACATTGCTTCGATATTTGGTTCAAACTCATCTTGATATTCGAGAGATAAAAGAATCTTTGCTGATGCCTTATTTGTTTCACCCGCTTTTTCGTAGCCAAAAGCAGTATCAATTTCAGGTGTTTTACTAAACTGAGATACCCAATTTGCATTAGTCATCAAAGTGGTTTCAATTAGTAATACTATTTCATCCAATAAATTGAAATAAGTATTAGGATTTGTAATCGTTATGAAGATTTCAACTTGCTCATTTACGTCATGTGTTCCACCAGTATCAAAATTACTTCGTTTCTTTGATAAAGTTTGAACACTAACGCCCGCTTTAAGCATTGGTTCTTGAAATGCATCAACACGACATTGAAATACTGAATAGGGAAGGGCACTTACTAAATTGTAGATTTCCTGTCTTTTACTAATTATCATTCCTTAATTATCCCGATAGTAGTAATACCGACAGTATCATGTGTTAATTCCCTTACTTTATAACTTGTGTTATCAACAAGGATTGGATTAGTTTGGTCGAGTGAAGTTACATCATTTGTTCGACAAACTAAATTAGTATCCATTGCTATAACATTTAGCATTTCATCAAAAACCTTCTGCCCCCTATTAAATATCGCCTTGAATTCATATTGGTCACCTGTTTCAGCAAAAGCAATTACTGGAACGCCAAAGGGCTCCAGTAATCCTAATAGGTCATCTTCAGAAAATATCATTAACTTCTAGACTCAGTGGCTAAAATTAAATTGTGATTACGTCTTTAATTGCAGCAAACGCTTCAAGACGTTTAATCAAGAAGTCCCAGAACGAATATGAACGGATGAAGATGGTGCTATTGTCAGCGCCTGTAGTTTCATCTACTTTTACGACCAAATTAGACCATTGACCAACGAAGAACTCGCTGAAATCGCCCGCGATAATTGGAGATAAACCTGTTCCAGTTCCTTTAGTTAGCGAAGCAGGAACGTTGTTTGAAACAGCGACTGGTTTGCCAAGCAACGAATCAGAAGTAACACCTAATGGGATGATATATCCACTGTTGGTGTTAGCAGAATCATTCAATGTATTACCAAGAGTGAGCATTGTTCCGCGATTAGTAAGCCATCTTAATCCTGCATCTGATATGTTATTATCAGAAAGGATTTTTTGAAGTTTTAGCAAGTTAGTTCTGCTAGGTGCAGCACCATTAGTTCCGCCAGCCACAACTTGACCACCCGTGATAGCTGCTAACAACGAAGTTAATTCGCCGACAGTTTGAGTTGGAGCAAGTAACATTTGGTCAAGTTTCAATGCAATTGCTTCGAAGATTTGACGATAGATAATGGCTTCAGTTGAAGGGGTAGTTTGAAACTGCGCTTGTAATGACAATGCAGATTTAGTAACCATTTGTTTTGGCGAAGCGAATTTAGTAGTAGTCGTAACACTTTCTGCATCACCAATAGCACCAGTTTCCCCAACAATCCAAGCGCTTGCTTTGCTGGTAACAACTGGGAATAATTGATTATCTTTCAAACCAGTTTCGCGATGTACTGGTAATTGAGATAAAGCAGTTTTAGCCCAAAGTACATCAATTAAGTCCTGAGGACGATAATTGGTATCAACCAAGTTACCTACCGAACCCGCGGTGCCAACAACCGAGATTGAATCAGCACGTTGATTCAAATCGACAGTGAAAGTTCTTTTGTTCCAAGATTGACCAGTTCCGCGAACCCCTTCTTGCGACATTTCCTTTTCATAACCTGCTTTAGTCCAGTCTTCAGAGATTGCTGCCTCTAACGCGCGAGCTACGTTGAATGTATCCTTTTCACGAGTATGAACGGCGGGTGCGCTATTTCTAACTGCATCTTGAGGTTGCTTGTTGATTTCAATATCAGTAGAACGTTTTTCAACTTCTGTTAATACTTCAGAACGAATTTCGTCAAAAGATTTTTCAGAAGCGATAAATTCTGCAGCACGGGCTGACATATTCCACTTACCACATAAGTCGTTGATACTTACAGCACGTTGAGTTGCTTCCTTGATAGCTAAGGCGCGGATTTCGTTTTCGTTAATTTGTTTGATTTCTGGATTTTCCATTTTCTTGGTTTCCTTATTTGGGTTAGATATTGGTTCGAGGTTTCTAAACACCCCAATTGTTACGTCCGCTGGGCAGCTGACACTTGATACTTCATAAGGGGCAAATTTATAACGATATGCTTTTATGCCATCGATTTGCCCGATTAGTTTTTCATCATAGCGGGAGTAGCCGACTGAGATTGAAGGTCTAACTCCTGATTTGATATCATTTATAATTCCCTGCTTTTCAGCATCATCTGAGAATTTAACTATTGCACGAGCAGTGGTTCCATCAAGCCATGCTCGTTGAATTACTCCAATATGCGCTTTGTAATCAGACGTATTATGGTCCAACAAAAATGGGCAGGCATTTGCTTCAATTCGCGAGAAATCCACATCGGATGGGTCATGACTTAAGATTTCGTAGCCATTACTTCGAAGATATGGTTCCTCACTGCTAAACGATATCTCGATAGTATTTTCGGAATCGTTATAAGTATCTCTTTCAAATGTCGCTGACCTTATAAAAGATTCAGTTTGATTCATTTCATTATTCTTCCTTTTAGATTTTCATATTTATCACCAGACTATTTATAGATTTTTGAAATAGCTAATTTAAGCATCCTTACTGCTCTCAATTTGGCTAGATTCAAGCGCTTCAAGTTTCAAAATATCAACAAGTGCAGGTAATTCCACGTCCAACGATTCCATCTTTTGTTGTTCTGCGGCAATTTGAGTA